CATCTATTACTTTTAAACCTTTGCCTTTCAGCTGATTTTTAATATCATTAACTGTGTCTTTAACAACATAGTTAGTTGAGTAGCTTTCTAGCTTCTCTAGTCCATATACTACAAGCCTTGTAGCAAACCTCTCTGCTACTGCTTTAAATGCAACCTTAGCTACCATAGACAGCAGTATCTCTTTTAATAATACGAATGCTATATTAATCATTTGTTACTCCTAATAATCCCATTTTATTTCCTATTGTTTTGTTTTAAGTTTATAAACTCAATAAGTGCCATTTAAAATGACACCTATGAATTTAATAGTTATTCTCTATTCTGCTAATTCTTTAGCAGTAGCTCTAAACTCTTGATATGCTTTATACTCATCTTGTTTAGTATCTTTGTCATTAGTTAATGCAATTTCTGCACCAGCTGAATATTTAGTCGCTATAATTGCTTCTATAATATCACTTCTTGTAGTATTTAATTCTACTTTTGCTTGTAGATATTCAAACCCAACTCTAATATCTTCACTATTTTCATCTTTAATTTCAACTTCTTTAATGTCAAAATTGATTAGTTTCTTACCTTGTAGCAACTCTGTTGCCTCTGGTCTTGTATCTGATTTTACTAACATTTTATACTCCTAGTATCTTGTTTTTTATTTTTAATTGTACAAATATTTTCTTAACTTCATAAGTTACATATTTGCTCCAAAGATGAAGCCCACTACTGTGCTTAATCCAACCATAGTAGCTCATCACTACTCCTTGTACTTTTTCTATTTTAAGTATAGCATAGAATTTTAATATCAATGCTATACCTCTTTTAAAGCCTTTTACTATCTTCTTTCTAAGTAAAGTATATTTAAAAAAGAATCTAAAGCCCAAAAAATCAACACCTCTTATTTTTATAGGAGATATTTGATAATTTTCTTTAATAGTTAGTTTTAAATTAGTTCTTAAATACATTCTCATCTCTTCAAGAAGATAGTGTAAATATTTCTTATCACTACTAAGAATAACAACATCATCACAATATCTGTAATAGTACTTTACTCTTTTAACTTCTTTCATCCAATGGTCAAAATACCCCAAATAAAGATTTCCAAAATATTGACTCATATAGTTACCAATTGGTACACCTTTAGTTGAGTCAATAATTTCATCTAATAACCACAAAGTATCACTACATTTAATCTTTTTACGAACTATTTGTTTTAATATCTCATTGTCAATACTAGGATAAAACTTTTTAATATCTATCTTTAAAGAGTATTTTAATTTCTCTTTTCTGATAGTTGGCTCTACTCTACTTTTAGCTTTATGTATTCCTCTACCTTTTATAGACTGGAAAGTATCTTTAATTAATACTTTATGCCATACAGGTTCTAAGACTTGCATAATACAATGATGTATTATTCTGTCTGGGAAGTAAGGTAGTTTATAGATCTCTCTAACCTTACCTTTGTCTACTTTATTAAAGACAGTATAGTCGCTATTTTTAAATGTTTTATCTCTTAGCATTGCTTGAATTTTTAAAGCATATTTTTCTATATCTGCATCAACCATTTTAACTTCTTTGTAAAATGTTTTGCCTTTTCTTGCATTTTGGTGGGCTAGTTTAATATTTTCTAAATTATATATATTATGAAATAGATTGCCATATCTTTTCACAGTCTTGTCGCTCCCAAATCTTCCCCTAAAGTACCAATATGTAATGGAGTATAGTAGTGTATTTTACCATGTTGGTAAGGACAGTTTATATTCTTTATTTTTATACAAGATTCTGAGTCGATATTCGTATTCGAATTACCTGAAGAATTATTCGTATTCAGATAGAAAGTACCAGTATTCGAACCATTATTCGCATTACTACTGAGTTTCACGACTAATAAACTGCCCTTTGTCATATTAAACTAACCTTGCCATACTAAAATGACAAGACCGAGCCGAAATTCGTAGACGAATGACCCGAAGAATTAGACGCAGTCAGATAGAAAGCACCAGCAGGCGAACCATTATACGCATGACCACCGAGCGCCACGACCCTATTTCCTGCAGCTTGATAATAGTAATCTGTAATTTTAGTACTTGAACCCGCACCAACCGAAGCAGGGAAGAATCCAGTCCCAACTTGCTCTAAAGTATTTTGCCAACCATTAGCATTTGCCATAGTAATTCCAGCATTCACATAGTCCCCACTAAATACATCATCTGCAAAAGTTGATGGATTATTATTAATAAATGGCACATTATCTTGAATATTAATACCATCTACCCAGTTCCAAATATTTCCAAAGAAGTCTTCAATTCCTCTATAAGACATGAAAGCTAAATCAGCAGCTGCATCATCTGCATCACCTGAATATTCATGATTTCCAGTAGCATTACCAGAAGTATCACTTCTACCATTAATTCCAATATACGAACCATTTGACCAAGCTCCACCTGATAATTGAGTTCTTCCTTGACCGATTGCAGCTTGACTATTAAAAGTTCCAAATTCAACTAGCATTAGCAATTGAACTGCACTAATTAAATTCCAATCTTGCAATGCCCAACCTGAACCAATTGCAGCAGCTTTAGTTCTAAACGAACCTCTAGTCATTGAAGCAGCAGGATATACACCACTTGCTGAAATAAGTGTACTTCCACTTACAGATGCACCATAAGCACCAATGTATCTATTGCTTACTTCTACACCATTCTTAACGAACGCTGGATGTACACTAGCACCTTCAAATGGCTCTAAGTTAATCATATGATTATGTGTCCCATTACTGTACGTATACTTATGGTAGAACTTTGGTATCTCTACCATTACATTACCATCTGCACCCGTAAGTACTGCGTCTGTACCATTTGCTTTCTTAGTACTGTCATTAGCACCTAAGTAGTAGTTTACTGTACCATTTGCCAGTAGCGTTACTCTTCTCATCTTTCTTTGGATGTGAGTAAAGTCACTTCCACCAACTCTTGCATATGTATCGTTATCTTGATTCCAAGTAACCCCATACGGCTCTATGTCTTGTATTAGTACAATGTCCCCACTACCAACAATACTCTCGCCATTAATAGTCTTAAAGTCTGTAGACTCTAATTTGTCTGTGTTTAAATTGTTAAGGTTGCTATCCATCTCTGAGTGAGTTAGAGCTGACCCCTTGCCACTTCTTGTTGTTACTGATGCCATATTATTCTCCTAGAATGTAATCGCTGTCTATATAATTAGGCTCAAAAAATAAAGCCCACCAAGTTTGAAATACTTTTGTAACCCCAAAGCTACAAGATAAATCAAACATTTCTAATCCATTACTTCGAAAGTTACAGACTCTGTAAAATTAAAGCTTGAAACCCCAACATTTACAACTGTAACCCCTGTCATAGTACCAATAGTACCAGCACCATTAATCTGGTATTGAGTAGGTTCAAAAACTCTAATAGCAACTGCATCTGATACATCAATACTTGAAGCCGTTACAATCCTAGTAGGGGCAAACCCTTGTATTTCTTTGCCGTTATGGTCTTTAGCTAATAAGCTCATATTTATCCTTTGTTTTAATATCTCTTATATTTTAGCCAATTCTCATTCGTAAATCAACATTCTTAGGTTTATGGAATTGTCTTACTAAGAAATACCCAAGGGCATCATTCCAATCATCCACTGTTGAAGCTCCATTAAACTTCTCAGGCTCGCCATTCTTGTCATATGCTTGTTGTTCTAATGCTTTAGTAGTTTCAGGGCATTTAGTAGTGTTTATAAGCAGTTTATTCTTGCTAAGTAAGTTATTAACCGTATTGACTCTGTCTTTAACTCTACCATTCTTTCTAGGTGCATTAATCTTGAACCCAGCATTTCTAAGTATGTCTATATCTGATAAGCTAGCATTAGTCTTGCCTGCATAACCTGAAGCATCAGGGTAGATAACAATATGTCTATTAGGGTATCTCTTATTAATATTAAATACTATGTCTTGCGTATCGTGTGAACTAAATTCATCTACTATATGAGTTTTATCAGCTCGTAAACTAAATACGACTGAACAACAACCGCCAATATTAAAATCTTGGCCAATGTGGATTTCTTCATAATCATTTAGTACCTCTTTTGTATTATGTTCTTTTCGGTCAAAGTATTCATATACTGACCCTTGTGTTAAGTTTACAAACTTACCATTTAAATAGGCTTCTAATAGCTCAGGACTGTATTGTTCTTTTAAACTAGCTATGTAGCTCTGTGGTATAAACTTGTTATCTGTAGTCTTTGCATTGATTACTTTAAAGTGTCCGCTATTAGTTTTCTCGTATAGAAACCCAAATCCCTCAGGAGTTGATACCATATCTACATTGGCACCCTCAATAGCTCTGTTACGACCTAATATCTTATCGTAAGCTGTTCTCATCTTCTCAGTAGGTAGAATATCTGCTTCATCTATAAGTGAATAACAAGTTTCATACCCAATAATAGACTCAGGCTCACTCATAGTTCTAAAGATAATAGAACTGTAGCCTTTAATGTGTAACTCTTTGTCTGACTTGTTAAGTGTGTATGTAAAGCCTTTATCTTGTAAGAATGTAGTGAATTTATCAAAAGCAATATCTCTTACTAATGAATAGTTAGGTAGATAGTAACAGCATTTATATTCAGGATACTGCATTTTTTTCATAATAGTTTTAATCATTCCTGCATCTGATTTACCTGAACCAAATCCACCAACTAAGATAGTGTTCTCTTCTGAGAATAAGAACTCTTCTTGGTGCTTTAAAAGACTAAGCTCTTGCAACTATAAACCCACTAGGTTGTAAATCTACTTCTATTGAACCCTCTACGGCTTTCTTTTGACTGAATGTGTACTTAGATACCTCTTTCCAGCAATCCTTCTTAAGTGGTAAGTCTGCTTCTTTATCTCTTGCTATATTAATCAACTCTTCTATTGGATTAACATCGTGCTTTAACAATATCTCTTCAACTGTTAATAGTTTCTTTTTTCCTTTAGCACCCTTAGGTCTTCCAGGATTACCCTTTTGAAATAAATGTGGTTTCTTTTTTTCTTCTTCCATTCGTAAACTCCTTTGTAATTATTTCGTTATTTCGTTTAGCTCTACAACTATTTTACCATCTTTTCCCCATCTTTTACTAATACTTAACTTAACTATCTGTTTATCATCATCATAAACTATCGTATTCATAGCATCTAGTATAGCTTTAGCATAGTTATCTAAGTCAGAATTGTTATTGCAATACTTACCCTCTAAGCTCTCTTTTTTCTTCTTCGGCCAAGACTTAGGCATTTCTATTAAAAGCTCTATATGGCACTCTATAAGCTCTTTAAATGGGCATTGTGTGTGCTCACTTAGCAATACTCCCATGTCTTCTCTAAACTGTGTATATTTCTTTGGATAAAATGTACTCCATCTAGTAACTCTAGGTCTTGAAGCTGGTACGGGATTTATATTGAACTGTAATTTCATTCTCTTCCTTAGCTATTAAAATAATCATTTCTACATTTTCTATTGCAGTATATTTGTCTTAGTGTCGTTCTACCTTTTAACTTCTTTCCACATTGGTCGCAAGGTCTACTTAAAAACTTAGTGCTACACTTTCTACCACAAAATCTACTTGTTACTTGCTTTGCTTTGAAATCTTCTTTGCATTGCATACATTTTCTATTTAAACTTCTACTTTTCATCTCTTCTCTTTCTTTAATACCCTGAACAAGGTCTACTAGGTTACAACATACCTAGTATTATTTATTATTTCATAAGGGTTTTCCTTTTCTTTAATTTAAGCTCATCTATCTTCTAATAGACTACTGCATTGTTAATTGTATTTTTTAGTAAACCTTGTTCAAGGCATCTTGTTTTTATTTTTGTATTTTTCTTTCTCTGTACCAATTACAGTCTATTACTTTTGCTACTCCACTTGCAGGTGTAGGTAATCTAGCATCTATCATTCTTAATGTGCAATATGCTTTGTCATCATTCATAGTAACTCTATTACATAAAGTACAATCGTACTCTATGTTTTTATTTTTCTTTTTTGCCATTCTTTACTTCCATTGCTTCAAATACATCTTTACATTCTACTTGTCTTCCATCTTCAAAAGTTACTACATATTTCTTTTTATCGTAACTTGTTTGTATTACTGCTTTCATTTTTGTTCTCCCATTTTTTAATTTCATTCTCTAAATACCATTTGGCTTTCAATAAATCTTCTAATCCGTTCTTTCTCTTGTGCCTACTAACATACTTAATTACATTAGAGATAGACCAACTAAACTCTCCATTATTTGCCTCTATGTATTCAAGAGGACTTATCTTTAATTCTGTATAGTGTGGTGGTTCAATATTATTGTTCATTTATTCTTTCCTTAGCTATATCAAAATACTTATCATCCATCTCTATACCTATAAAGTCACGACCTAAATTCTTACAAGCTACACCTGTTGTTCCACTACCCATTGTGAAGTCTAAAACTAATTTACCCTCATTTGTATATGTTTTAATTAAGTATTCCATTAATGCTACTGGTTTTTGTGTTGGGTGCGTGTTTCCTTTTCTGTTCGCATTAGATATATCTATGATGCTTTTAGGATTTTTACCTTTTGTAGTATGCACCTTGTCTCCAGTTCCTTTTTTACCGAAACTTTCTCCACCACCATACTTGTCTTTGTAGTTTCTTACTTTTTCTAAATCTGTTTTTATGGGGTAGAAACTTTCTTTTGATGAGTTAAAAACTAATATATTTTCGTGTATCTTCATTGGTTGGCTTTTTGCGAGAAACACATTTCCAGCAAGTCTTTTGTTCCAAACCCAATCATACTTATAGTTCTTAATATTACTCATTCTTAATGCTGAACTAAAAGGCTCACTACCAAACAATACTATCGCACCATTAGGTTTAATCAACTTATTGAGTCTTAACCACATCTCATCGAATGGAATAACGCTATCCCATTTACAAGCAGTAGTACCATAAGGTGGGTCTGTTATGATTGAGTCCACTTTAACTCCATCTTCTATTAGTCTATCCATAACTTCTAAGCAGTCACCTCTATATAGATTGTTCATTCATACACTCCTCGAATAAATACTTATGTTCTTCAGGTATAGCTTCATATATATTCTTGGCTAAATCTCTTATTTCCCATAGTGCGTGCTTACTACTTCTTAACTCTAGGAAGTTCTGTAAACTTCTAGCATTAATAGTCATTACTAAGGATGTCTTATATGCTTCAGGTATTAAATACTTAGCCTCATCATTAGATATGCCCTCTTTTAAAGCCTCTCTCAACTCAATCATAGCTGAGTGGTTAGTTTCATCTATAGTTTTATTACCTGTACTAACAAAGTAAGGTAACACAGTATTAACATCACTACCTAAGTTCTTAACCTCCTTAAGTGTATATCTACTGCTCTTAACACTATAAGATGCTATTCTGTGTCTTGCTAGCTCTTGTAGACAAGCTCTACTAATACCATCTATATCAAAACTATAAACTAGGTGTTCAAGCGTTGATTTGTGTTTATTCTTATTCCCTATTCTGTGAATAAGCTCCTTATCTTTCTCTCCACCATGATCTGATTTATCTTCACTAGCCCAGCATTTTCTAATTGCTTTACTCGCTACCCATAGTGGACTATTAAATAATAATTCTACTTGCACTCTTTCTCCTTTAATTTGTTTATTACTTTCATTATTGATTGTAACTTATTTTTATTAAAACTCAATAAATATTTGTATCTTTTTGGTCTATGTAGCTTAATATTTGCTAACCATGTTTCAGTTCTACCCACTTGCTTGCTTATTTCAGAATTAGTCATATTATAAAAGAGGCATATCGACTTCTGTTCGATACTCCACTACCACAGGCTGTTGGTCTTTAAACTTTCTATCAGTAATATCTTCAGTCCAAGTTCTCTCATTAATTCTATCTTTTTTACAATGTAGGGTTCTATTCTCATCATCATCTACTGTAATAAACAAACTAACATCACTGTCGTATGATACATCCCCTGAACCTTTAAACTCTAATCTCTTTTCTCTAATATCAGTTAGAGCCATTTGATTGATTAGTAAGATTATTATTCCTAGTTCCTGAGTTAATCTAGCTAAAGTAGAAGATATTGTTGATACTTTTTGATAATCTTGTTGCTTTACATTCGTTTTAATCTTCATCATTGAGTCAATAGCAAAGAATTTAACACCCTTTTCAGCTTCATTTCTAATTATCGCTTCAATTTGAAGTAAATCATACTTATCTTGAACAATAACTAGGTTGTTATCTATTGAGCTATCTACTAGCTTGTTGCTGATTAATAAGTTCTCGTACATTTCAAAGCTAAAGAAAACTGCTCTATTATGGTTTGAGATATTCTGAATGATGTCTAATACTAAAGTTGTTTTACCTGAAAAGTTTACTCCAGCAACATTTATAAAAGAACCCTCACTAAATCCACCCATTTTATAATCAATAACTCTATGTCCTGTCTTGTATTTAATTGCTTGTGGCTTCGATTTAACTCTAGCCCTTACATCTGCTAAGGTTTCTAGTTTTTTATCTTCTGACAGCTCTACAATGTCTTGTTGGTACTCTTTGATTTTATCTTCAAAGGCTTGTATTAATTCCTCTTTAGTCATTATCTAATCTTCCTTATTTTGTGTTTTACTTTTATGTCTTCATAATATTGGTGTGCTATTTTCATTGATAAAGGCATACTTGCAATTATGTTAATCCATTCTTTCTCATATTCAAATTTAACATCTCTAATATAAGCATCTAACTTTATGTTTAATAGTGATAAAGACTCTCCCTTTTCGATACCCTCTCTAATCCTCTTTACAAGCATTTTATGAAAAGGCAATACAAAGTACACTTCATCTATTATAAATGCTTCCTCGTACAAGTATGACTCATTTAAGAGTAATGATGCTATTACTGTAGACTCTATACTTCTATCATGGTTGTTTAAGTTCATTATTTCCAACCTCCATTCTTTTCTATAGGCATTATCTTATAATCTTCCATAAAGGGAGTAATTCTAACTGCAAATTCTTTCTTTTCTTTTTGGTGTGCTACATATTTACTCATTAGTGTTTCAATGTCTTCTATGTTTTTAAATAATTCTTTTCCATCTTTAGTAGTTGTTACTTTGCTAGGTATATCAACTCTACTTTTTAGTTCTTTTATAAAGTTGATGTACGGGTTTGCTTTAGTGTTATTTTTAGTATTATTCTTAGTATTACTATGTGTACCACTTATTGTACCTACTGTGGGTACATTAATTGTACCTACTGTAGTACCACTTATTGTACCTACTGTTTTTAATACATACTCATAACTATTCCCATTAGTTCTCGTTCTTTCTATTAATCCATTGTCTAATAGCTCGTGCCAATATTTAGCTAAAGTGTTTTTATTCCCAATGTTTAGTCTTTCCATAATGTCTTTGTTTCTTACATACCAACTACTCGGCTTAGTATAAAGATAAACTAACACTCTAAAAGCTCCATTAGACACATTCGCTGTTACAATATGGTTCGGGATTTGAGTAAAACTTTCTTTTATTGAGTTTCTAACTATGCTCATATTTTCTTTCGGAACATTAAATTTTAGGTTTATATGAAAAGGCGTCCTAATTCGATTTCACATTAAATAAATAACCTTAGTGAACGCCCAACCAAGAGGTCAGACATTACCGAACTAGGACGCTCACTAAAATTATCTAAAATATCTACAGCCCAGAAAGGTAGAAAAACGGACTGTAAACATTACTTTAAAAATACAATTCGCACTACAAAAGTGCAAAAGTATTATATATCTACCTAGCTTAAACTTGTATTAGTTTCTGTTAAAGTTATTCCTTGCTTTCTAGCTTCATTATAAATTAATCTTCTCATCTTCCCGTAAGCTAGCTTAGTAGGATGGTGTCCATTCTCGTACCAATACCCTTGATAATCATTGGTTACAATTATCATTTCATTTAAAGTTGTATATGCAGTCCATATAGGCTTAGTAAAGCGAATACCTGCAACACTTGTAACCTCTGTATCTTTAAGTGCTAGCCCATAGCTCATATTAAGCTTTTCATATTTAGCTCTAAGATTAACCATTTCAAGCCTAGGTGCTATTTCTTTACACCATAATCTTTTGTCAGTTCCACCCTCGATAATAATTCGTCTTCTTTGTCCTTTAGCTATTGCTCTTAGTTGAGCAACTTTAGCTCTTTGTTTATCAGATTTATCATTTTTCCAATGCTTTGAATAGCATTTTGCAGTACAAGTGTAGTGATTTTTAGCTCTAGGCTTAAAAGTTTCTCCACACCCCTTACATTCTCTATCTTTATATATTTTCTTCTCGTACACTTTCTTATCCTTTGATTGACTTAAATTAGAACTTTTGGCTGACTCATTCCTGTATATTGTTTAATAAATAAATAAGTAAAGGCCGTTCCTTTCTAATTAAGCTCATTTACCTTATAGTAAACTACTGCGTTTTTGTCATTTTAAAGTTCTAGTTTAAATCAACCATAATCTTTTATTCCTATATCTTGTATTATCTCAACACCATCATAGCCACCATATGCTTTCTTTTTAAGCTGAACAGGTATTGGCTCTAGCTCTCCTGAATAAGGCTTAACAGCTACGTCTTCTTGCTTGTACTGTTTAACTTTGTTCTTCTTCAGCCACTCCTCTTGGAGTAGCTTTGCGTTTTCAATTTCTTTCATCTTATCCATCTATTAAAATGGTATCTCTTCCTGCCCAGACTGTTGCTGTTGAGGTGCTTGTTGTTGTTGTTGCTGGTTCGCATTATATGGCTCTTGTATCTGTCCTGCCAAGAATTGAGTCCCTTTTTGTGAAGTTTTTAGCCACATTGATACTTTATATTCTTTTCCGTTTACATTTACTGTTCCCGTGTAGTCAGGTCTTTTTTGATTGTCACCTTTGTCATTTCTAAATATTGCTATTGTGTTTGTTTTATCGTATTGTTTATTTTCCATTATCTTGCCTTTATTATAAATAATTCTTTTAATTGGGAGTGTGTCATTATACTCTCCTTTTGTTTACTTTAATCTTTGAAGCTGTGTCTTCTACTTTAATATCGTGAGTTTGCCACTCAGCATATCCATCATTAACTAATAGGTCTTTTTGTTCTGCTGGTGTTAAACTACATTCAAAGCTTCTAGTCTGCTTCATATAGCCCTCTTTTGGTTTAGTCGTAGTAATACTGCTAAAACCATTTAAAGTTGCTTCTAGCTTATCTATACCATTTTTAGATAGGTATTTGCTACACTCAATGCTTGCTTTATCTTTTTTATCTTTCAATTCCTCCTTTGCTTGTTTTAATTGCTCAATATAATTATCTAGCTTTTCAATATCATCATCAAAACCTGTTAAGCCCATAATGATATAATCAGATAAACAACTCATTGGTAAATTCTTTCCTTGTATCTCTGATACTTTCCAATCTAATACCGACTCAATATCTCCTGCTGTCTGCAATGCTGTTTTCATTTCTACTAACATTAGAACGGTAAACCTCCATTGTTTTGGTATGGTTGTTGCTGAGATCGTGGTCTATTCATTACTGACTCACCATCATCATCTAAAGCCTCTAAACTATAAAAGCTAACCAATAGCCCTCTTCTCCCGTAAGTGTGGCCAGCTATAAGTTGTTGCATATCATTCTTTGTTAATATTACTTGCAATGTAGATGTTAATGTTTCTCCTGTGTCTACATCTGCAACAGTAAGTGTAAGCCATTGACTACCGCTTTCTGTAACCATAGAGCTTATAGTGTGAGTTAGTCCAACTTCAAATTCTATTGGTTCTACTAACTTCTCAATGCTATTTATATCCGCATAGTTTGATTTAAAAAAAGGATTTTTACTGTCTTTTTTAATCCCATCTATCTTATTTCTTAATAGTCCTATTTTTTTATATATTGTATTTGCCATTAAATCATCTCCTCTTTGTATTTTTCTATTTCTACTATTTGCTCTTCAAAAGATAGTCCCTCTAAAGAACCTAGCCCATCAAAAGACTGTGATATTTGAATAGAGTACCCTGACTTAGAATATTTATCGTAAGTCTTATTGTAGTCTTGAATTGACCAACCTGCTGTGCTGACTGTTTTAGCTAATCCTGTTTTCTTATTTGTAATGATTAGCATAATATCTCTCCTTTTATGTATTCTGATAGTTCTTCAGTAAAATCAAAACCATCATAGTCTTTTGCTAAATCCATCAGGTAGTTTATCTCTTCAGTTATAGCATTAAAAGACAATTCGTGACTTTCAATTAAAGTTTCAAAACTTCTCTCTATCTCTTCATTTCTTTTCATATAATTATTTAGGTCTTGTTCTACTCTGTCCATTACAGTATCCAATCACTAAATTCGTAAAGTTTGTTATCTAGGTATTCAATCGCTCTGATTATTGCTTCCATCTTGTTCTCCTTTTGTTGTAAAAGTATTATCGTATTACTTGACTTAAAGTCTTCTTAATTTGATTATCAGATAAAATAAGGAGTGTTTGTAGTGTTACTAAATGAAACAAGGGAGGAGAAGAAACCCCTTGTTATGGTAGCTAGAGAATATGTTAAAAATCTTTTGTGTGTAAGGAGAAAATGAAAGTTTTGTTGTAGTTTCTCTCTAGCTGTATATATTATATCTAAATTAGATAGACCCCTGCACTATTTTTATAGTGTGTTTCGCAATACTCCCTAGCTGATATTTGAATATCTCCACCCTGTCCTGTTTCTACTGATAGTAAGATAAACTTTCTAGTCCTATCTAGTAGGTTGTGGTCTAAAGATATTACATCTCCGACTTCTAACTCAGCATTCTTAACAGTAGTTGCAAAGCTTATAGCTAGTGGTGCTTGTTTAATTCTGTTGCCCTCAGTATCTTCAGTATATCTCATAGAATTTAATGTTATCTCGGCTAGTTTATTCGCTTGTAGAGAATTAGTAACCCCTTTAATGTCTAAAGTTTTCACGTTAGATTGTCCATCCATCGCAATCAAGTCGCTATCTTCTTTACTCGCTTTAGCACTTAACCAATTATCATTAGGCTCAATATATTTTAGCTCTATTTTGTTTGCTATCTCTTGAAATCCTTTCATAGACACATTAAGTGATCCA